TCTTATCTACAACAGTATAGTCTTTAGGATCTTTACCGGACGCTTTTAATTGTATATACTCTTTTGGTATCCACATATTAACAGCTTTGTATGTCTTATCAGTCTTCTTTACAGACTTGTAGGCTATAAAATAACCAGAGTCAGTAATAGGAAACTCATACTGGTCCATAAAATTATACAAATCACGTTTTACATGATCTGCAGGATTTAACATAGTCAACTTCCAGAAGTTAACAAGAGGAGTTAGAGGAATATCATTCTCTATAAACTCTCTCATCTTATTTAGAAGTTTAGAGGGTAGTGGTTCACTATAACCTTTTAGGAACCAGTTACCCATACTATCTCTTACAAGACTCTCTTGACCATAGATCTTAGATGTAGGATCAAATTCTTGTATTAACTCATCTACAAGTAAATTAGTTGGGTTCAATGCTACAGTCTTTATTCTCTCGTATAATGACTGAGCTTTAGTCTTATCGGATTCGCTCTTGTAGTAGCTTATACCGTTGACCAACGCAGTAACATCTTTGTCACTGCGTATTGCAAATATTTGATTTTTACTCATTTTATTTAAATTTATTGATTTTATAATATACAACTTTATAGTGGTCTTTTATAATATTTTTCAATATGTTTAGACCTTTTTCTGAAGTCTCTTTATACTCTCTTAGAGTAGCACTAGATATGTCAACAGTGTAAGATAAAAAGTGTATTTCATTGTATATGCTTCTCATCATATCGTTGAAAGCTTTTATACTAACACCATTTACAGTATAGCTATCAGGAGCATAAGGTATCTTATAATACTTTAGAAGCTTTTGTACTTCTTCTTCCTGATGACCCTCTTTTGTAACACTATCTCCTCTTCTAGTTGTGTTAAATATCTCATCATATTGACCAGTATTAGAAACCTTCTGAGTCTTGGTATATATACCTTGAAACTTAACAGGAAAAACTTCTAGCTCTTCAAACAAAGCAGAAAGACTCTGATAAAAGGAGTTAAATAAACCAGCATGTTTAAAAGATATAAATAGATTATAATGTTTAGTAATGTACTCTTTTATGGATAATGCACCCATATTAGAATAATGCTTAACATGTCTATTCGCAATCTTGTGTATTGTAACACGTGTTTTACCTATCTCTATTCTATCTCCTGCCCTCTCTTGTCTACCTCCTAAATAAGAAAATACAAGACAAAACTTGTTTAGAATATCTATCTCGTCTTGAGTACCATATATAATAGTATTACCTTTTGCTAGCTCATTCTCTACCGCAATATAGGTAGTACTTAGCTTCTTATAGGTAATATCAGACTCGCTGTCTCTATGCCAATATCTCTCAAAATGAGGTATCCTAGCACACACTGCACCTTTTGGAGCTTTTGTTTTAACTTTAGCAGGCACGGCAGGCTTGTAAGAGTCAGGAACTACAATTTTATCATAGCTGCTAGTGTTGTCTTTTATATATTTTAACAACAAAGGCTTAACTATATCATAGTCCTCTTTTCTATCTCGTAAGACAGAACTTCTATCCCAATCCATTTCTGCTACTTCAACACAAACAAAAGTACTACTATTAATAACCTCATCGTGAATGTAGTTACTCTTTAGAGAACTAAGCTTGTCTCCTTTTCTAAACCAGTGATCTAAATCATAAGTTTTAAAAAGTTTATCAGCTTCATTTCCGTACTTCTTTAGACTTCTTTCACCATCTATAATTCTATATGTTTTTAGAATCATTGATAGCATAGTAGAATCTACAGCTACACCCCAAGGAGCAAAGACAGGACGATCCATACTACTCATAGTAAAACTAATATCAATAGTATGTTCTCCTATAGGAAGCTTTATAGTATGATGACTTCTGTCATTAGCATCTATAAAATACTTTCTAAAGTCTTTAACCTTAGACCAGGACTCATGATACATACCTAGCAGTTCTGCTCTTGCTTCTCTATACTTGTCTTGTATGGCTTTAATAGTTCTGTCATTATACTCAACGTTCTCACGAGACATAGTAACATCTATCTCACCTATATCAAACTTCAAAGCAATCGTAGTAGCATTGTAATAATCACAATACATCTCCTTATCATCATATTGACTAAGACCTGCTTGTCCCTTGTCAAGAGGATAGCTAACACCTCCTAGACATATAGACAAACGATAATCAGGATCATTATTAGTAGATGCAATCCAATGTTTGCCTTCTATAACTTTGTAATTACGATCTATATCTAGTCCTATATAATGTATATTACTGAAGAATCTCAACTGGTGTTTACACTCAGATCTAAATCTGTCTTCATCACCAGCTCTCACAGGAAGAATAACCGTAGTACCATTACGTTCATCAGTTTTCTTCTGTGATAATAATTTGATAACAGGAACTTGTTCTCCTCTATGCACAACATAATTATATAGTATACCACCATGTATAGTGTTAACTTCAAATACATCTGTATATGCTAGAGGCGATTTTGCACCAATACCAAATCCACCAATCTCATCATTTGTATCTCTCTTGGTGGAAGAAAAATACTTGGAATATATATCCTTGATTCTTTCAGGGCTTAGACCAACACCCACATCCTGGAAGCTAATCTTACCGTTCTTTCCTGTCAAAGGATCTGCTGGTACCATAGTAATGACAACGTCATCTTTTACACCAGCTTCTCTATGAGAGTCAAAACAGTTAGAAGTTACCTCACGGACGATAGAACCAATCTTGTTAGAATATAAAGTGTCAGAGAAACCTCTGAATAATATACCTATATTCTTTTTGTCTATTCCAAAGTCTATACTCTTATTCACAGTGCCTACACTCTGAATATCTGAATTACTTACTATTTTCATAATTGTTTTAAATTTTGAATTACTTAAATCTTACTGTATTATTGTCTACACGAATAAAGTCCTGTCCACATTTGATGCAGTTAGCTTCATTGTTTTTCCAATTGAATTCTAAATAACCTTTATTACAATTAGGACACAGTATAGCCGGTGTCGAATTGCTAGTCATTATAGGTTCTTCTGGAATATTCATACCAACTTGCATTCTTGCTTCTTCAGCTGCTTTCTCTTGCATTTCAATAAACAATTGTTTCATTTTACCCATTGCTTTCTATTTGTATGTTATACTTAATTTCTGTATTGGGATCTGGTATTTCTATATCTAAACTATCTACCGCCCAATTCTTTACATTATCTAAATACTTAACAAATTCATCCGTAGACAATTGTTTAGTAGACTTTGATAATGTACCTAATACCTCACCATCTCCAGAAACAATATCATCTCTTAGAAAATTAGATCTAAGAAACTGATGTACATCGTCTCTAGTCAATGGACTGGTAACGCTATGATCATCAATATCTGTACGAGTGTATCCAAGCTCAATGAACCTTTCTCTTATGAGATGTACAACTACACCCCAATAGTACCGGTTCTGAGGATTGGTACGCTTGTTAGTTTTATTGATGCTAATCTCTACCACTTTATCGTGATAGGTTTTCAGCTCATCGTTTACTACGAGAGGCTGATCCGGTATAATTCTACCGTTACTAATCGTTGCTATAAAATTCATCATAGTATTTATATTTTATTATTTCATCACGTTCTTCTGATTCTATAGTAAATACCAGTTTACGTTGTGATTCATTATCTACAGGTACAAACTCAGGAGCTGCTGACTTTGTAACATATCTAATATCATCATCTGGTATTATCTCTAGTTTTACCAAAAGATCTTGGAAACATTTGTTATACAACCATTGATTATCAAGATCCCAGTTAGCTTGTCTTATCGTATCATACATCTTAAGAGATATTCTGACCGGTAAGTTCTCTATCTTCTTTACATCTTTCATGTAAGGAATAAAGGAATCTTTTACTGAATTAACAACCTTAGATCTTATATGTGGACTCATTCTTGCATTATATAATGCTTGACCATTTATAGTAAGATACTTAGGTTTGCCTATAGTTCTTGGATTAGCGATTACGAATTCACCGTTTTCGTCTATCATTCTGCCTCTAGAATCATAACCATTATCTTTATATTTTTTCGGTATCTTACCGCCTTTCTTATAATATTTGATTCTTCTAGCTTTTGATATCATTACCTTCTT